TGCTGAATCTTCAATTGAAACAACAGTTGGGGTTGAGCGTAATCTGGACACAGAAATCAATAAGATTTTCTTTGGGCCTTCAATCACATCAGGTGATTTTACCCTAAGCACAACAGTAAATATGGTAGATACTACTGCAGATAATATAAAATTTAATATTTCATCTGCAGATGTTGACCTTAATTATTCTGTAACACCTATCATTGACATCTATATGGAAAATGATCTGGATGCAGATTTTAAACAAACAGATACAACTGTAGGTATTGCAGTTAAATTCTAATCTAGGAGACCCAATGTTAAGATGGTATGATTATGTGATGGTAGGTATGTTTGCCTATCCAATAAGCCAAGGATTAATGTATAATATTTTCTGGGCTATCTTAACTTGGGTCTGCTTTGTTCAATACATGAATGCAAGGAGAGATGGACATGTCTGATGATTTTTTCGATTTCGGATTTACAGCAGTAGATGAATCCGAACTACAAGCTGTACAAGAAGCTACGCAAAAGGTAGAAAGCGTTGCTAGCACTGCTACTGTAACACAAGATAAATTGGATAAACTTTATAATGCTATTATTCCTCTCCTCAATAATCTTAAGAAAAATCCTGAAAAAGAATATATCCTCTGGCCTAATCGGATTGAAAAAGTAGAAGCTTTCGAAGATCACCTTTATAAAATTTATTCAAATTAAAAGTTTTATTAATGTCGCTTGTTCATATTGATTATAGTATTGATAAAGAAAAATACCAAAATATATTTTGGGAAAATGTAAACGATGGCTGTTGGCATCATAGCTGCGTTATGGGATCCCGGCGAGAATTATATTGGTGGAGAATATTAATACGTGAAAAAAATAATCGTAATACACATTTGTTAAAATTTACAGACGAAATTGCTAAAGATTTAAACATCTATGGAATGGATAATTATCCTAGGTTTAATTACTATTTTCCAAACCGAGGTCTCCCTCCTCATAATGACCCAGACAACATGGTTGCCATTAACATAAACCTGTTTGATACAATTCCAAAAATATTCGTTGAGGATATTGAATATCCTTATGAGTGTGCTTTGATAAATGTTGGTGGGAAAATACACGGGTTTTATCCGGATCCCAACTATAGATTAATATTAAAATTTTGTTTGCGTCATCCATGGGATGAAGTTTATGAAAGACTTGATAAGTTTGGTCTTATTATAACTTAATATTAATTGAAATAAAATGAATTTAGGGGGTTTACATTTGGATAAAACTATGATAGAATAGTATGAATAATTGGGAAGAGGAGATCCAAATGTCTAAAATTATTATCACTAAAAATATGTCCCAGGAACAGCGTCTAGAAGCTATTCGCAAAGCCAGTAAAAAGTTCAATGCTAAAATGCAGCGTAACTTTAAAGTCCGGGATTATTCAGTTACTGCTAAAGAAGATCGCGGTGACGATTCAGTCAACATCAATGCTTGGACAGATGCTCCAAAGTATCTAGACGAACACTATGGGGATCGCGCACGCGAGCAGGCGTCATACGAATCCGATTGGGGTTAATATGTCTGTATATCCGGATATAGCAAACATTAGTATTCATCGTCTGGTACCATTCTTTTGTATGTCATCGTACCTTTATTACAAACAAAATAAATGCGTTCTTACAGACGGTGACTTCGATCTTTTATGCAAGCGAATGTTAGAGAATTGGGATGATATTAAGCATCCCCACAAATATAAAATACGTAAAAAAGATCTCGAAGCTGGTACCGGTTATGCAATGGTCTATACTAATATGATTGTAGGATCTGCAGAGTCTTGGTATAATGCTTGGGAAAAGGAGTGCGGCAAATGAGTATGCATCTTGTCCGTGGTATGACTAGTCTTAATACTAAAAAACGTAAAATGAAAAATGCACCTGGCTTTAAGAAAGCTTTAGAAGAGCATAACAAATGGCTTCGGAAAATGGGTGTTCATCCAGATCAACTCAAAGATAAGGATAAATCAAATGGCTCGAGTGTTCCGAATTATGCAGAAACACGTTTCAGCGTCCCGACGTCGGACGTCATCACGCCCATCCAGGGAAAAACAAAAGCTAATGAATACTCAGGCGAATACATCATCGGTCTTGCCACTCTTCACAAGTCAAACACAGTACCGGTCGGTCGAGGAGATAACCCAGAAATATACGCAAAAATGAGGCGTGGATGAAAATAGGGGGTTTACATTCCATTGAATCTATGGTAGAATGCTTTTATAATAAAATTTTGTTGAGGAGCAAATATTATGGCTATTAGAAAAAAGCAAAAGAAAGTGGTACCAACACGTCGTCGTTTCGGACTAAGTGCTGTACCAATTGAAAAAGGCTTCGATCAGGTTCTATATTATTTTCAAACTGAAATGTCGAATTCTGATATATCTAAGATACTGAAAGGCTATCTTAAAGAAAAACATAAAAAATCTGCTAATCTACAGTATATTATGTCTTGTCCTGAATATCATTTCTATTCACATCCTTCACGTGCAGCAACAGCCTTCTGGCTGACACATGCTCCGAAGAAGGATGACGATGATAAGTCTAAGGCTTATTCATCGGGACTATCAAAATGGACTTCTGAGATGATTTCCCTTGGTAAAGAAATTTACCAGGATAAGCTAATTAAAAAGAACGATTCTGATGCACGTCCTAGTATTTCGCCTATGGAAAGGCTTAAGAATAAGATTAGTAATACTATTATGCAGGATCTTCTTGAGTTAGAAGATCAATGGATAGACGGCGAAAAAACTACTATCGACGTTTATAGTTTATTTAAGAAACACGGTTTGGCAGGATCGGCAACATTGCCTGTCCGCCAGGTGATTGAGGGATGGTTGGTAGATTATGAAGATGCTTACCATAAGCGTTGTGATGATGCCGTCGAGGGTTATTCACATTTGAAAAGACCCGAACTCAATCGCCGCATTAAGTCCTGTCAGGAAATGCTCCTCGATCTTGATAGGATTAAGTCTGCTGCCAAGGCACAACGTAAGACGAGAGTCAAACAGCCTAAGGCAGCAGACAAACAAGTTTCAAAGGTACAATACAAATCTGAAGATTCTAATTTTAAATTGGTTTCAATTAGTCCTATACAAATTATTGGCAAAATCAGATTGTATACCTTTAATACAAAATCCAGGATGCTTACCGAATACATTACACAGAGTGTTGGTGGATTCGAAATTTCTGGTACTACAATTAAGAATATCGATACTGTGAATAGTCGAACAGTTAGATTACGTAAGCCTGATGAATTTTTACCAGGTGTTCTAACTAAGACCGTTAAGCAAATCGATACCGAATGGAAGAAGCTTACCACTAAGACAACTATTCCAAATGGTAGATTAAACTCAGACACAATCCTATTAAAGGTATTAGATAAATGATTGAAGATAACTTTTTGACTAAGTCAAAATTTACTAAGCTTATCGAAGCAACAGTAATCGAAACGAAATTATCCTATATGGATACTATCTTACATCTTTGTGAAAAGAATGAAATTGATCCTGAAGATGTAAGAAAATTTATATCACCTATCATAAAAGAGAAATTAGAAGCTGAAGCTATGGCTTTAAACTTTCTTCCAAAAACAAATTCATTGGACTCAGCTTTTTTTGAATAGATCGATATATAATATGTTTACAAAACAACGAAAATACGGTATAATAATTCAGTTTAATACTTCAGCAAATACAAGGAAATACAAATGACATTCGAAAATCTAAAACGTAATCGTGACCAAATCCAGAAACTAGTACAAGCAGCGGAATCTACCGGTGGTGGTACTGAAAAGAAATCATATACAGATGATCGGATTTGGAAGCCAACCGTAGATAAGGCAGGTAATGGATATGCAGTACTACGATTCCTCCCAGCAGCAGCAGATCAAGAACTACCATGGGTCAGATACTGGGATCACGGATTCAAAGGACCAACTGGTCAATGGTATATCGAAAACAGCCTTACTTCTATTGGTCAAACTGATCCAGTCGGGGAACTTAACTCGCGCCTTTGGAACTCGGGTGTAGAATCTGATAAGCAGAAAGCTCGTGATCAAAAGCGTCGTCTTCACTATGTAACAAATGTTCTTGTTCTTCAAGATCCTTCTGCACCACAGAATGAAGGCAAGGTATTCATCTATAAGTTTGGTAAAAAGATCTTTGATAAAATCATGGATTCTATGCAACCAGAATTTGCAGATGAAAATCCTGTTAACCCATTTGATTTTTGGGAAGGCGCAGACTTTAAATTAAAGATCCGTCAAGTCGAAGGATATCGTAATTATGATAAGTCTGAGTTTGCTAGCCCATCTGGTCTATATGAAGGAAATGAATCCCAGTTGGAATCAGTTTATAACCAACTACATAATCTCAGTGAGTTTACAGATCCAAAGAACTATAAAACGTATGATGAACTAAAAGCAAAGTTAATGCGTGTTCTCGGTGAAGAATCAACTGCAGGTGCTTATACTGTTAAACAGGAAAACATGATTAATGAACCTGCACCAGCACCTCAGCCACGTATGGCAGAGCCAGTAACGGCAGAGCAGATTGATACATCTGGTGATGAAGATACTATGTCATATTTTGCACGATTGGCAAATGACGACTAATTAGGTAAGCCAACCCATTAGGCCTAGTCGCTGAATAAGATTCGGACAAAAGTTGGTACACAATAAAGGAGAAAGACTACTTCGGTAGTCGGGGATTAGGGAGCTTTGGCTCCCTTTTCTTTTAGTGGGATAATAGCATATCTGATGCATCAACCGGGCTTTGTGCATTTCCTGGAAGAGAAAATCCATTTGTTGTTGACGATGTCGATGTTGATGGTGCTAAAATAATTGGTGCAGATCCGCCTGGTCCAGGTGGGACTGCCGATCTTAATCCTTGAACGCCTTCATACTTTTCTGCCCTAATATTTGTATCTGGTTTTAATACAAATTTCCCTTTATCATTTATAGTATATCCAGCATATTCATATACTCCAGTAGCTTTTAATGGAGCAGCCGCTAAGCCCGAGAAAGAAAATGTTGGTGCATTAGGATCAGGTAAAGTGTTTCTTAAGATATATTTTATAAGTCGCTCAGACATACTACCAACACTAGCAGTAACTTGTTTAATTTTACTAGTAGGATTAGCAAATGCTTCTTTAAAGAAATTCTTTACTGCTTCCCATGCAGGATCAACCAATGCAGTTAGGCTAAACTCTTTTAGTTTTTTCGATGCATCTTCAAATCCTAGTTTATCAGCAAACCATGCCGGCAATTTAATAAACAATAAATCTATAGCCTCTGTAAACCCTTTAATAACTCCTTTTATACCACCTTCGAATCCCGATTTAATTCTATCTAATAATTTTTTATTATCACCTTCCATAAATCCATCATAAAATCCTACAAAGAAATCAATTGCAGAAATAATAATTTGGAAAAATGGTCTAAGTGCAAATCCGATTATCTTTTTAAGAGGCGTTAAAATAGGATCAAGTGCTGATATAATTTTTTGGAAGAATCCAATTATGCCGCCGCCGGCTTCTCCACCACCTAATATCCCCTTTAAAGCTTCAAAATTAACTTTAGGGAAATATTTAGTAATAGAACCTATTTTATTAGACAATCCATCAAAAAATTCTGTAATAGGGGCAATTGCTTTTGAAATTCTACCTTCACCTTCTGTATTGCTAAAAAGATCTGTAACCGGTTTTAAGAAATTTGATATAGAGGTTCGAATTGCTTGTATGGTCTTTGAAAATGATTTAACACCCTCTGATGTATCTACGACAGGTTTACCATCAACACCTAATCCTAATATTTTATATAATCCCTGTAAAAAATTGTTAGGTATATTTTTAAATAATGTTTTAGTTTCATCTGGAATAATTAAAAGATTTTTAAGATTTCTACCAAAGGTTGCTATACCTTTCCCAAAATCTCTAATGGAATCAATAAATGTAGTAAATCTAGTGTTTAGTGCCTTTCCGGTGGCAACTAAACCCTTTGCAATTTGTCCTATTCTTAATGCTTTAATTGCTTCATCTAGACCTGCCATTGATGCTGCAAGACCTGCTAGAGTAGCTCCTAGTGCACCAAGCCCCGTTAATCCACCAAGTAGTCCTAAGTCTAGACCACCATCTCTACGTCCGCCTCCCGGCTGAGGTATTGCCGGCAACTTTTTTTTGGCTTCTCTTTGTGTTTCCAAGTTCTTCAATTTTTGCATGCTCATCATACTGAAGAATCTATCAAATCTTATACCGATCTTAGTAAGCTCAAGTCGAGTGCCTTCATGACCTAACTGATTTTCTATATTATTTTCTTTTAATTTTTGAGTTACGTCATCTAGAGTTGCCATTATACCCGTCCCTGTTGTTCCTGCCTTGCTTGTTCTTCTTTCAAATGGTTGATTAGCATATCAAGATATACTTCTCTTTCCCATGGTATCATATGGTCTATCTCAGTCAACGAATAGTGATAATGGTGCATTAACTGAAAATTCGTCCTATAATAATTTACAAGTGTCTCATGAGATAGACCTATGAGAAAAAACTTTGCATTCCTTCTACTACAATATTGTTTTGATGATTACATTTTTTACAAGTGAAAGCTACATCATGTGTTAGCTTAGGCATTTTTTCTACGTACTCTCTTACCTTAGTAAATTGCTGATTGTTCATAGATTCTATAAAGGAATCTAATTCTTGAGCAGTCTGATCTTTAGCAGAGAATCTTTCTTCATTTGTTTTTATAACATCAATACTTGATCTAATTAATCCAAAGATTTGATCTACACTTGATTCTGAAGAAAGAATATCGTCTTTAACTATATTATCGAAGGTAGGCCATTTCATTTCTAAAGAAATCTGGTTATCCAATTCGATAGTATTAGAGATGTCTGGTACTTCTATTTCTACATCATCAATATTTAATGCAATATCATTACTAGATTCACATTCATTACATTTCATAACAATAGTCGATGTTTCACCTACGCTTTTAGCTCGTATTTTTAGAAACATATATTCAATATCAAATGTAGTTAATCTTGTAGTATCAATATCTTCAGTTACACAAGCTTTAATAGTATTAATTACTGTATTCAGAATCTGTTTCTGATCATCAGATTCTAAAGCCATTAATAAAATCTTTTCTTCTTTGACTAAGAATGGTCTAAAGCCCACACTTTTTTTCATTGATGGTATAACTAAATCATAATTTGGGGAATCATTTAACTTTGGTAAAGCCATTATGCACTCTTTCTTTTCCACACGTCATTCGCATTTACACGAATCATTTTTTTATTTGTTTAATTCTTATTTGGATTTTCAATAGTTAGCATTACATTTTTGCCGGCGTGCCATGCATTTACCTTTGCAATCATTTGTGCCGTACTACCAACCCATTCTTTTCTTGATTGTTTACTCCATCTAGGATCTTGGGATCTGCGTTCTCCCTTAGAAACCTGATGGGCTCTTTGTCTTTTCTTTGCCATTTAAATCACCTACCCAAAGTTTAAGCCAGCGTTAACGAAATTCTGTAGGCCTACCTTAAT